CCAAGGGGAACTTATAGTTCCCTTGGTTAAATGATATGGCACTCCCTGCAGGCCCGCCCTAGAGGGCTCCCAATCCTGGGTTCGCAGGTAAAGTGTGGTGCTCCGCCATGAACATTAGATGTTGATGAGCCATGTGTAGCATAATCTGTCTAGGTTTTCTCGGACGGTCGGGCGGCTACTGGGTTCGTAGTCTAGGACCGCACTTACTGCATGACACTTGTGTAAGAGTCAAGCCCGTGCTAAATGGAGGGTCGTCACTCCCCCACCCGCACTCTATACAAATTATGTTACGCATAACTCCATGAAATGTTCACCATTAGTGGTGTTGTTCATCAACTTCCATGGTCGTGTAGGCCGAGTGGCTAACCATGCCAGTCGGACTAAACGTGATGTTGTGCACCATGTAAAGATGATGTAAGTAAGGCTGCGGAGCTGTCAAGAGTTGCTCGCAATGAGCGCAGCGGAATGGTGGAATCTCATTGCTGAGATTCTCCTGCGCCATTTGCTCCTCTGGATGTTCCTGGAGCATGTGTTGCCTGAGTGTTGTTCTCTTGCTCGGGACGAGGATCTTGCCCTCGAGCCCCTTGGCAACACAGAAGGGACAAGTCTTGGTTGGCATAGTAAGGACAATGTGGTCCTTTGTGCTGGTTGTTTGAGATCTGAACTCGACAAAAGAAGCAGGGGTATCCGTAGACGAATCTATTGCGTGGCAAAGTTGACATCATTACCCTAACCCGGCTTCTGTGCCCGGATAGTACTCCCATTTCCAGCCTGGGAGAACCTCACTGGCTGTTATGCGCAATGTTGTTGTTGGCAAAGTCAACCCACGAATGCGGGTTTCTATGTCCAGTTGTTCCTGGACAGTCATGCCAAAAGCGCGTTGGAATGACAGCCTAGTCTCGGGATCAACGGGTGTGGTGTCTGTTGTTGCACCTCCGTTGGTATAGGCCCTATCCATTAGATAATGGTCCTTGAGGCATTTTGCGTCTTTGTTTCCCTGCTGGATAAGAAATTGACAGTACTCCTGCAATACTGGTATACCAGTGTACATCGACAGTAAACACTTTCCCATCGTATGGCCGAGGGAAGGTCGCAGGTTTTCGTGCATCCAATGTTTGGAGTCACATGTTGTACTGGATAAGACCTTCTTCCAGTTAGGGACAAAACGCCACCCGTTCGGAGTGTGTACAGGCCGGTGCTGACACCACTCCACGTCTTCCAAGACTGTGGCACGGTTCTCAAGCTTGATCTCATGGCCCACTTCTAAGTAGGCTTCTTTAATGCCTTCCAATCTATGCTCGTCCTTCTGTTCGACTATAACGAGTAGGTCATCACCATCGTCCAAAAGTTCAAATTCCGTTTCCTTCAGCTTCAAGAAATCCACAAGCACCACATAAGCAAGCAGGATCGCAAGCAAGCAGTTACCCAGAGCAGTATTTACATCACCACTCATACGCTTGCCTTTTGTTTTATAAGCTATCCCGTGCTCTGTGAAACACTTGTTGTATAATTGTTGTTGGAGGAGTGTGGCAAACTCGCTAGATCCATTCATAGCACGGTATATCCAGTGCTCTACTTCAAGCAATTTGATATCACAGTGCTGGTCCCACCGACTTGCGTCTAATGAGTACACCACTGGATTCTTGAAGTAGTTGAATTTCTTAGCGAGCAGCTCAGCCCTCTCATTCAATGATCTTCCTTTTCCAACAATTGGTAATCCAGTAAGCTTCGATTTGAGCCTGTAGATCGCATGCTCAATTGGTCGAAGCCACCGCGCAATGGATAAGTTGTATCTCGCATTGCGGGCCTGGATCATTCTTGGAGCTGGATTGACTTTGTCAGCTGGGTTAAACTTCTCACACTTCACAAAGGCTTTGATGATAGAATCATTCTTTGTGAGGGCGAGTCGCCCCAAACTTTCCTTGGCAGCTTCGTAGCGTTTCCTCTTCCTGCCATGGTAATGGTCAATGACCTGATCATATGATATCTCGTCAGTCTTTCCGAGCCTCTTGACTAATTTGCGAGCGTAACGTCTCAGCAGCCTTACACCCCGTTCTGTTGGAACGGGAACTTTTCCCACTACTCTGTCACGCATTGCCACATACTCATTACGTACACAGTTTGAGTGTACGAACGGGTTGTAGCAACCTGGGATGCTATTCCACATGCGTGTGACAGTCCGCTTGTGTATGCAATGCGCAAGTCCTTTCAACCGGTAGGAGCAACCTTCGGCCACTTCCTTGAGCTTAAAGCCCACATCAGCGACACAAATGCCGGGAGATCGAACTGCGCTGACCTAGCGCCCCATGTTTCCAGAGGTGAAAACCGCTGAATTCCCAGTTTCATGGGGTGCTCTTTCACGACCCCTCCAAGCCATGATAGCAGCATTGGCTAGTAAGAACGAGATGTTAATACTTACCGTCTTTGCTACAGCATGGCCTGCAAGTGAAGCGATCGAGTTTGCTACAACACCAGGTCCTATCAAGCACACTGCTATTATGCTTGTCATAAATAACAGTGTTATGATAAGGAACTTGGTGAACAAGCTCCAACCAACTGCTGGTGGTTGATATAACCAGCCTGCTGCAGCTCGATTAGCAGCAATGTGTTGGTTGCGCCACTCCACGTTTTGGGCAGCTGATGTAACTGCTACCTCAAGAGGGTTCATGATGTCAACCGTGTCTATCACGGCTTGTATGACCTGCGTTCTGAGGACTTCACTTTCAACCTTCTTAGAGACTAGCCAAGTCTCTGCGCGTTGGACCATCGAGCGACGGTTTAATACTGTACGCTCTGTCCATGCCGACTGTTTTGTTAAATAGGCATAGAGATGGTCCTTCAGATCATTAAATGAGCTGAAGCCCTTCGGGGTTGACTCATCCGCAGGTTCTTCGTCAATTGGAGGTCCGACCAATGGATCGACTGGCTCCGGTGTTGGTGGAGCCGTTGGAGTCGGTGTTGGTATTGGTTCCAACATCTGCGGTTTAGTTCGATATTCTTCCGCAGTATCCGATCCAATATACCACTCACAGGTGGGATATGGGCACTGGTACGGACGCTGTTCGTGGTCTTCATGGTTGTATGGATGTATGTGGCTATACAACCCACAGCATTTCACGCAACTGTGAACATGCCTTGAGCGCTCATCGCTCGCACGAACTGCTCGCTGCGCCTGTCCAGAGCCCCGTCCTCCTCTACGTCGCCTCTGAGGGACACAATCCCGGGCAATATGCCCTTCCTCATTACACCTATAGCACCTCATGGTTTTGTTTGAGTTGTTGGTGTGACTTGGTCTAGGTTGTGTCATCTTCGGCGAAGGGTAATAATAAATAATTTGACTATTATCCA